GTGTCTGGGCAGTACCCCGTCAGAATTACTGATAATGTTACCCCTCCCCCGTTGTATTTTTGCAACACTTCTGAGATCACTACGAAGTTTCGACAAAGTTTACTGCATCGAACGTGACAAAGTGCTTGACAAAGTGGAGAAGAGAGAGGCGGGGAAGTAGCTATTTCATACCACTAATTAATAGTCTCTGCCTATCACAATCATAGATTCAATAGTTATAATTGTCTATCATTGAATGAGAAACCACTATAATAGAATCATCAACAACGACGGAGGTATTAAATGAAAGCTTATAAATCATTAGTTAAATTCGCACTCAACAACAACGCTACAGTCTCTGTATTCGATGGCGAAGAATGGGCGGTAAAACGCTCTACAAAGTATACCGATATCATCAACGCCATTGAATCTGTAGAGGTAGCAGAGTTGAGAATCAGAGACAACAATAGCGACGTTATCGGATGGGCTCAAATTATACCCGATTTAGATGACGATGAAACTGTAGCAGATTACAGTATTACTGAGTTCATGGCTACATGGGAGAAAATAGACGAATCTTGGTGCTAAAGTATAAATATAGGGTTTTACCTAGTTGTAGAATCCTATAGTTTATATTTTACAATGTTACTAATCAACAACGGAGGTTTTAATTATGGATACAATCTATTTAACCAGCGACTATAAAAAAGGTAGAATGATGGTGGAATACGAAAACACTTTACAATTGTTAGATGATTTACAGAGTTTTTTAGATACTACTGAGACGCCAAGCGAGGCATTGGATAATCTATATACTCATATTATTAATACGCGAAGAGCTATCAATCACGAAATGGAGAATACAGAAAATGATTAAATTATCAAAAACTAGTAAGCTTGATGGGATTCTATCTTGGTCATTAAATGCTTTAGATACCTGCCAAGGTTCTATCGGTTCAGATGGTGAATTAGTTCCCGCTTGTAAAGGATGCTATGCAACAACTGGAAACTATCGCTTTCCTAATGTAAGAGCACCTAGGGATTTTAATAAAGAGGATTGGAAAAGAGATACATGGGTTTCAGATATGGTTATAGCTTTGGATTCATCTCGCTATTTTAGATGGTTCGATAGTGGCGATATGTATGATTTAAGACTAGCAGAAAAGATTTTAGAGGTAATGACTAGGACGCCATGGGTTAAGCATTGGCTACCGACGCGGATGCATAAATTCACTAAATACAATAACGTTATCAATAAAATGATGCAATTAGAAAATGTTGTTGTTAGATTGTCGAGCGATAGCGTAACTGGTGAGGTAATCAATGGTTTAACAACCTCTACAATCTTTAGCGATGATTCACAATTAAAGAGTGATATGGTAGAGTGTAAGGCATATCAACACGATGGAAAATGTAACGGATGCAGAGCATGCTACAATAAGGACGTGAGCATTATTGCATATAGAGCACATGGCGTTAAAATGGCTAAGGTTATTAAAATTATGAGCGTAAAGGGTTAAGATTATGAAAAAATTTAGAGTGACAGTAGCATCAACAATATATTATCAAGCAGAGATAGAGGCAGAATCAGCAGAATCTATCAATGAAGAGATTATGAGTGGAGAATTAGATTTTACTGAGTGGAGAGAGATTGACTTAGAATCTACCATTGAATCAATCAGAGAGATTAGATTATGATATATGAATTTAAAGAGACATTTTCAACACGTGAGCGATTAGTATTATTAACTAGTCTCTACGCTAAGGAACGTGATATTATGATAAGCATTAAGGATGCTAAAAAATATGGGCTTGCACATTTAGATAAATTAGAGGTAGAATTACAAGAGGTTATAGATTTACAAAAGAGGATGATATGAGAACATTATTTGAATACAGCACATTGCCTAAACTAGACGATAAGATACGCGATAAGTATCACAATGCAGTGATCGAAACTATCTTAGATGATAAGGATAAGTATCACGCTGACATTGCAGAGATGATTGATTATTTTGTGACAGAACTAGGCAATGCAGATTTTATTAGAATGTATGAAAAGATTATGGAGAAGAGAATCAAATGAAAAACTTTATATGTGCTAATCCACGTCCTGATGATTTATATGAGTATAACGACTGCACAGTGAGGTCAACTAGTCTAGCACTAAATAAGCCTTATCACGATGTGCATAAGGTATATACAGAGAAGGGTAGACAACCGCGAAGAGGTTCTACTGTAAAGATTATGGAAAAGGTATTGCAACACTTTAGCAATGATGATAGAGTGATGATTAGAGCACTAGCAGAACCGACGTTTGCTCAGTTCGCTAAAGCTAATCCTAAAGGAAAATTTATTGTAGTAAAACGTAAGCATGCAGTTGCATTAATTGATGGTGTGTGGCACGATGCACATGTAAGTTGTGTCGGAGCACGTAGCAGAGTATTATTTTATTATGAGGTGAAATGATGAACAAAGTAGAGAGAATTTTAAACAGTAACGGAAAGATTTTTACAGTAACATTCGTAAAAAAAGACGGATCAATCCGCGTATTAAATGGTAGATTAGGTGTTGAAAAGCATCTTAAAGGAGGTCAATGCACACTAGATAAGGATAAGTTTATTATCGTGTATGACTTGAAAGCAGAGGGATACAGAGCAGTAGATAAAGAATCAATCTTAGACGTAGTGGGGGTGTAACATGAGAGAATTTATTATGAGTGGTGACCAGTTGGATGATGGTTCATTAGTAGTTAACTTTGACATGCAGGACGATAACGGAATCTGCAACACTGGAGGATACGTTCACGTAAGACAAGACGATGAGGGCTTTGTAGTAACTAGCTATGACGGACAAGGGAATGTCGTTAACGAATACATGATGCCTTATCATGTCGCTTATAATGGAGATGAAGAACATGTATGATTTTGGCAGAGCACATAGACAAGCATTCTTAGAAGAAGAGGCTATCAATCGTAAGCATGAACGTCAGGCGTATTGGTTATTGCTTATCACTAGCACGTATGTTATCGTTCACGTAGGCTATTATTTATGGAGGACTTATGTCGTATAAATCAGTAGAGCTTGAGCAAGCGTATGATAAACTGCATGATAACTATTGGGATCTGATCGAATGGTTACAAGAGCATGCACCTTTAGCACTAGAGTTATATAAAAGGAGAAACGAAAAGTTATGAGAATTTACAGGATTTTAGACGAAGATAGACAACTATTCCGCATTGTGAAAACAGAGTGGGAGCGTGATAAACTCTTGAGCATTGACAAAAGATTCACATGTGATACAATAGTTATGCACAAAGTTTTTAACAAGAAGGACGATGCCTATACTTGGGCGTATAACAAAGTTGGAGGTGCTTTATTATGAGATGCAGATGCTGTGACAAAAGACTGAGTGACTTCGAGGCAACACGAAAGCACATCAACACTGGAGAATACTTAGACATGTGCAACAAGTGTTACTCCACCATTGACAAACAAGTATTAAGCTTTGAAAGGTATGATCTTTACGATGAAGACGAAACTGAGCAATCTGATATGGGATCTGATTTTGACTTTTTGGATTCTCGTCTTGACAATTAGTATTTTTCGTGGTATTTTTTAACTCTATAGTAATACTGATGAGTATTCTTAAGAGTAACTTTAGAGATACTTATTATTATTTATTATTAATAATTAACTAATTAGTAGGAGTTTATATGTTTCATGATAAAGAAGCAGAGCAAGCACGATATCACTTCACATTGTCGGATGTCGTTGAGTATATGGAGATCTATGGATGGGACGTAGTGCAAGAAGACTTAGCAGACTACTATCATAAGATGATGTTCAACAGGATGCATGAGAGTGAGTTCTAACATAGATAAAATTGTCGTTGATCTTGATCTATGGATTCAATGGCTTGATGCATTACACATAGCTTTTCCGAAGAACTATAACGATCCGCTCAAAGCACTGAATGGATTTCATGAGGACTGGGAAGACTACTGTAACTTAATTAAACAGATAAGGAGTTGTAAGTGATTGATTTAGAAGAGAAATCTAGAGCTGTTAGAACACACCAACCATGTAATGACTGTGGAAGTTCTGACGCACTAACGATTTATGATGATGGTCATACACATTGTTTCAGTTGTAGCACCACTAAACAGCCTCATAGGAACGAATCAGGTATCGATGTAGGCACACCTATTAAGAGAGAAAAGAAATTGAATACAGAGCGTTTTAATGGTATCCCTGAAGATGCATCATACAAAGCTGTGCCTGAGCGTGGACTATCACAGAAGACTGCAGAGTTTTACAATGTGAAATTCACTGATGATAAGGTTTACTTCCCTTACTACAATCAGGATGGAAACTTGGTAGCATGCAAGACACGCGGAACTACAGAGAAAACTTTCCGCAGTGATGGATCATGGGGAGATGGAACATTATTTGGACAGCAGTTGTTTACGTCAGGCGGTCGTGCTATCACAATCACTGAAGGTGAGTTCGATGCAATGGCTTGCTTCCAAATGACTGGTTCAAAGTATCCAACAGTATCTATCCGCAATGGTGCAGGTAACGCATTGAAGGATTGTCGTGCTCAGTATGAATACTTGATGAGCTTTGATCGTATCGTTATCTGCTTTGATGCTGATGAGCAAGGCGTTACCGCGTCTAATCAGGTGGCAGAATTGTTTGGATCTAAGGCACACATCTTTAAACACCAAGGCACACAATACAAGGACGCATGTGATTACCTAGCACGTAACGATTCCAAGAACTTTGTAGATCGTTGGTGGGGTGCAGAGAAGTATGTTCCTGATGGTATCGTAGCAGGATCAGGATTGTGGGAGCTAGTGAATCAGCCTGTGACTAAGGCAGATACTCAGTATCCTTATGCAGGTATCAATGACCTAACGTATGGTATCCGTAAAGGTGAGCTAGTAACAGTCACTGCAGGATCAGGACTTGGTAAGTCACAGTTCTTACGTGAGATTGTATGGCAGATCCTTGAGACTACAGACGATAACATTGGCTTGATGTTCTTAGAAGAATCAGTAAAGAAAACTGCTCAGTCGTTGATGAGCTTAGCTGTAAATAAACCATTACATTTACCCGATAGTGAGGCAACAGATGCAGAACGTAAGGAAGCTTTTGACAGGACTCTTGGCACTGATAGATTGTTTTTGTTTGATCATTTTGGTAGCACTAGCATTGACAATATCGTTAACCGTGTCCGTTTCATGGCTCGTGGGTTGGGTTGTGATTATATCTTTTTGGATCACGTATCGATTGTCGTATCTGCACAGGAATCAGGAGACGAACGCAAGGCACTCGATGAGATTATGACCAAGCTTCGCATGCTAGTTCAGGAAACAGGTATCAGTCTATTCGTTGTGTCACACCTTAAGCGTCCAAGCGATAAAGGACACGAAGAAGGTGCAGCCACATCACTAGCACAGCTACGTGGTTCAGGTTCAATAGCACAGCTTAGTGATATCGTGATTGGACTTGAGCGTAACGGACAGCATGAAGATCCTATTGAACGTAACACTACACATGTTCGTGTGTTGAAGAATCGATTCAGTGGACTGACTGGTAAAGCTAGTCGTTTGTTATACAGTCGTGTGACTGGACGTATGATGGAGATGCCTGATGAGGAGAACGCACTATGAAACATAGACCATGTGGTAATGGTAAAGGTGACACACCTAGACCTATACAAGACAGAGATAAGTTTGATAGTAACTGGGATGCAATCTTTAAGAAGAAGGAAGAGAAGTGTAAAACATCCTGCGGTGATTACGCTTGTGATAGCGGATGTATTAAGGAGAAAAAGAAATGAAAGCATTTCCAAGTAGCACACAAAGTAAAGTTTGGGAAGATGGCATGGATTTAAGAGATTACTTTGCTGCTAAAGCTATGCAAGCCCTTACTGAAAGAAGTGGTATTCGTGAAGAGTACACACAAAGAGTTATAGAGTCTTACAAAATAGCAGATGCAATGATGAAAGCGAGAAAAGATGCTGAAGTGGACAGGGACAATCCTATGCCTGATCGGGATAGCACTAACAAGTCTTAACATCTATCCTTTGAATCTGTGGTTTGGATTCATTGGGTCGGCATTGTGGGCTTACTCAGGACTACGTGATAAAGACTTTGCATTATTTGTTGTAGAAATAGTTGCAGTTCTTATGTACGTAGGTGGACTAATTAAGTTATTCGTGGTATAATAATAGCTATGAAAAAGATTATACTTGATATTGAAACTAACACTACTCACGATAAGATTTGGTGCGTAGTAACTCGTGATGTAGAAACTGATGAGGTAAGTGTATGGAAAGAAGTAAGCGGATTACAAAGCTTTTTGGATCAGTGCGATTTGATTATAATGCACAACGGAATCTGCTTCGATCGCCCAGTACTAGAAAAGAGTTGGAAGATTTCGATGAGGACGAACCAAGTATTCGATACGCTCGTTCTAAGCAGACTGATCAACCCAAGTCTTGAAGGCGGTCATAGTTTATACGCATGGGGTAAACGATTAACATTCTTTAAAGCTGATTATAAATATCAGTGGATTGAGAAACATAAGTTTAACGATGGCGGTGGCGGTAGAAAGTATTATGATTACTACGAAGGTGAATGGTTTGATAAACCTGATATGGACTTACTATTACCTTATTGTATTCAGGATACTAAAGTGACTGCGATGTTATACAAGCAGTTAGTTAAAGAGTTTGAACAACAGAAATTTAATTGGAGGAGTTACTATCTTGAGCACACGGTACAAGAAATCATTAACGAACAAGAACAGAACGGTTTTAAACTGGATGAAAGGAAAGCTATCGGACTTCTTGCAGAGCTTAAAGATAAGCTTAGCAATATTGAAGTTGAATTACAGAGTATATTCCCAACGAAAACAACTGAGAGATACTCAGAGAAAACAGGCAAGCGTCTCAAAGATGATGTCGAAGTATTCAACCCAGGAAGTAGAAAGCAAATCGGAGAACGTCTCATCGAGAAAGGGTGGAAGCCAAAAGTCTTCACCGAAAAAGGACAACCAAAAGTTGACGAAACAACCCTCTCGGAAGTCGACATCCCCGAAGCGAAAGCAATCGCAGAATACTTGATGTTGCAGAAGAGGATTGCTCAGATAGAATCTTGGATTGATGCAGTAGGTAGAGATGGTAGAGTGCATGGCAGAGTAATTACGAACGGAGCTGTAACAGGACGAATGACACATCACAGTCCTAACATGGCACAAGTACCTAATAGTTCTGCTTTGTATGGTAAAGAGTGTAGAGAACTTTGGACTGTAGAGAAAGGATATAAGTTAGTAGGTATCGACGCTAGTGGTTTAGAGTTGCGAATGCTTGCTCACTATATGGATGATGATGCGTATACGAATGAAGTCGTTTCAGGTGACATCCACACTGCCAATCAAAAAGCAGCAGGGTTGGAAACTAGGAATCAAGCTAAGACGTTTATTTATGCATTCCTCTATGGTGCAGGATCTACCAAGATCGGGACGATTGTTGGTGGTACAGCGAAAAGGGGACAAGAACTCATCGATAATTTTTTGGAGAACACACCAAGGTTGCGAGAGTTACGTGAGAAGATCGCTAGGATATCGTCTCAAAAAGGATCAGTACCAGGTCTTGATGGACGTAGGATACAAGTTAGGTCGGAACATTCCGCACTCAACACACTCCTTCAAGGTGCAGGTGCGATTGTCATGAAGCAAGCATTAGTGTTGTTAGATGAGAAACTTAAGTCAGCGAAGATTGATTACAAGTTCGTAGCTAATGTACATGATGAATGGCAGATAGAAGTAGAAGAAGGTAGAGCAGAAGAAGCAGGTAAGCTAGGTGTAGAATCAATCGCTGAGGCAGGTAAAGTCCTCAACATGAGATGCCCTCTTACAGGTGAGTATAACGTAGGTAACAATTGGAAGGAAACACATTGATGGATGCACGTATTAAGCAGGTAGTTCTTGAGATGCTACGCATGGGAGTAGATCCTGAAGTTGTCCACGATTCAATGAAAGAAGCTATGTGTTTGTTAGGTGGTATTAAAAACTATAAACCTAATCATGACATGGCAGACTTCTATCGTGCGTACAAAGATGCGGATTTCAGACCATGAAAGTACCTGAAGGAATACAAGAGATTGTAATGATCGGATTAGACAGTGAAGACTATGTACACATCTTGTCGTATGCTGAGGCAGAGATGACTAGAGAGTTGTTACTTGAGGCACTGGAAATTTTAGATCAAAGAGATGAAACTGTTGCAAAGATTCATTAATTTGTGGTATAATATATGTACTCGCTCGACGAGTTTGATTACTAAATAGGAGTTACTAAATGGAAAAAGTTAATAAGCTAATTAAGGCTGATGTGTTTTGGTGTTCTAACTATGTAAAGAATAAGCAAGGTAAATACTACACAGTAGACTTGTGCAATCTTTCAGAAGATGCAGTTCGTGCATTGCAAGACTTAGGCATTGAAGTTAAGCGTGATGATGTAAAGAAACCTGATCAAGGTTATTACGTTACTGCTAAGTCACAGAAGTATGTGATCAATACCTTTGACAAGGATGGTAAAGAGTTGGGTCAGTGGTTTAAGAATGAAGATGGTTCGACAGAAGTGAAACGTGATGAGCAAGGTAATCCAATGTATACACGTATCGCTAATAAGTCTAAAGCCATTGCTACTGTCTCAGCATATCGTGTGATGTACAACGGTAAGCCTTTAGTGCAACCTCAAATCAACAAGCTTAAGATTACAGAGTTGATTGAGTATGTTCCTCCAAGCAATTCATTGACTGCTGAGGAAGAAGAAGAGGCACTGTGAGATTAGCGTTAATCGATGCTGACATTCTAGTGTATCGGATTGGCTTCGCTTCAGAGGATTCTTCTGAGGCGATTGCCAAGTCTAGAATGAAAGAGTTTGTTGAAGATTTAATTCTCTTTAATGGCTTTGATAGTTATGAAGGTTACGTATCAGGTAAGAGTAACTATCGAACAGACATCGCAGTAACAGCACCTTACAAAGGCAATCGTAAGCAACCTAAACCGAAACACTATGACTTCCTGAGAGAGTATCTTCTCAAGGAATGGGAGTTCAAGTTAGTACTGGATGAAGAGGCAGACGATGCAATAGGTATTAGAGCGTATGAGATGGACGTAGGTGAGTTCTCTATCTGTAGTATAGACAAAGACCTAGACATGATACGCGGTAATCACTATAACTTTGTGAAGGATTTCTTCTACGATGTTACTGAAGAGGAAGCAATCTTTAACTTTTATAAACAAATTCTAACAGGAGATCGAGTTGACAATATCATCGGTATCAAAGGAATTGGCGAAGTTAAAGCTAAAAGGATTCTTGAAAAATGCAAAAACGAAAAAGAGATGTATCTTGCTGTACTCGAAGCCTACGAGGGAAACGAGGAGCGAGTCTTGGAGAACGGTCAACTATTGTGGATAAGAAGACTACCAAAACAAGTTTGGCAACCCCCAAGCTTATCCTGATTGAGTGGCTTGATGCACTTGCTCAGGGTGAATGGCATGAGGCAAAACGTGAGGATCTGATTTGTAAGACTGTCGGCTTCGTTGTATACGAAGATGCTGAGCAGATCGAACTAGCAGGTACGATCACACATGGTATGTGTAATAACAGTATCACGTTACCTAAACGAATGATACTTAAACGTAAGGAAATTAAACTTGAAAACAGCGTCCGCAAAAAACAAAGGAAGACTACTACAGAACTGGGTAAAGGAGAAGATTCTAAAGAAGTTCCCTTCTCTGACCATTGATGATGTACGCAGTACTTCGATGGGTAATGGTGGAGAAGATGTTCAGTTAAGTGCAGCAGCTAGAGAGTTATTCCCCTATACAGTTGAATGTAAAAACAACGCACGTATAGCGGTGTATAAGTTCTACGAACAAGCAGAAGCACACGGCAGAGGAGAACCTCTTGTCGTTATTAAACAGAACAGATCGAAACCTTTAGTGATTGTAGATGCTGAGTATTTCTTTAAGGAGTTAGTTAAATGAACTATTTTCACATAGCAACTTTATTATTAATAGCTGCTAAAATTATGGAAAAGATTGATTGGTCGTGGTGGCTAGTGCTTGCACCTTCTATATTTTCTTTAGTTGTTGGTTTAGTTATTATAATCTGTGCGTTAGTTTTTGTTGTAAAAGAAAACAAATAAGGATATTAAAATGAGTTGTACTAATCATAGTTATGATTCTAGGATTAATGATCTTACTGAAGAACTCTATGATCGTGAGTGTGAGATTGAAACACTAGAGGTAGAGAATCGAATGATGAGAGCACGTATGGATCGATTACAAGAAGAGAACACGATGCTGATCAAACAAGTCGACGCTCTATTGCTCATGGTTAAGAGTAACGAAGCTGATCGTTTGAAAGTCATTAATGAAGTGTGGCAAAATACTATGGAGAAAAGAGGATGAACTATTTCGATAAACCGAATGCGTACACGTTTACGTATCAAGATCTACACGGAAGACAAATATCGTACAGTGCTAGAACAGATGAAGGAGCTACACCTCTTGATGTATACGAAGAGTTCTGTAACTTTTTAAATGGTGTATATGGATGGGATGTACGTCCTTACTTTAATGGAGAAGAAACAGATTGAAGATCTTATTATTAGACATTGAGAGTAGTCCTAACGTAGCACACGTATGGGGTATTTGGCAACAGAACGTAGGTATCAATCAGTTGATGGAATCATCCTATGTATTATGTTGGGCTGCTAAGTGGCTAGGAGAAGACGAGATCATGTTTGATTCAGTTCACGTATCTAAACCTAAGAAGATGCTGAAACGAATCCATGACTTGATCTCTCAGGCTGATGCAGTTATTCACTACAACGGCACTAAGTTTGATATGCCTACGTTGAATAAAGAGTTCTTGTTACATGATATGAATCCTCCTGCTCCTTACAAGCAGATCGATCTACTCAAGCAAGTACGCAGTCAGTTTAGATTTCCTAGCAACAAGTTAGACTATGTGGCTCAGCGACTTAATCTAGGTAAGAAGACATACCATGAGGGTCATGAGCTTTG